ACGTAAGAAATTATGCACTAAGCATGACATTTAACATTTCTGGTAATTTTCCAGGGTTTAGAACTAAATCTTTAGACGGAGAAAACAACCAAAACGCTAAAAATATAATGGAAAGTATAGTTCGTAAAAAAATCGTTTGGTGGCCAGAAGAATACAATACAGCATTCCAATACACAACAGAGAACGATGAAACGTGGATTCATTATGATCCAACCAATTGGGCGGGCGTTCTTTACTTGACTCCTGATGCACCCCTGGATTCTGGAACAGCTATCTACATGCACAATGAAACAAAAATTTGTATGCTTAATAAGAATGATCCATCAACTGATTTAAATGATTGTGGTAGAGATTTAACTCAATGGTCACCAATCATGCAAGTAGCAAATATTTTTAATAGATTGATTGTGTATAGGGGTCATTATTACCACAGAAGTGTCAGACCAGGGTTTGGGCAAAACCAACACAATGGTAGACTTTTTCAAACTTTCTTTTTCAATACTGAGGATTAAAAATGAATATTTTAGGAATTAAACTTGTGACAGGTGAAGAAATTGTTGCAGATGTAACTTTTACTGAAGATGGTAGATTTAAATTGACGAATTGTGTTCAACTAAGACTTATGCCACCTCAAAGACCTGGATCCGAACCGTCAATGGGATTTGCACCGTTTCCTACACTGGCAAAACAAGGTAAAGATGTTGTTACTGTTGTTGAACCAATACATATTGTGTATACTTATGAACCAGAAGATGTTATAATTGATAATTATCGGGCAGCCTTTTCGGGTATCGTAACACCAACGAAACAGATTATTACGGGATGATGACAAACTTTTATACCAATGTGCAGGCGGTGGGTAACAACATCCTTTTCAGAGGTGTTGTAAATGGCAAAAAAATTAAAAATAAAATTGCTTATCAACCTAGACTTTTTGAGTTTGCAAAAAAAGTCACACCTTACACCACACTAAATGGTGAATACCTACAAGAAATAAAATTCGATTCAATGAGAGAAGCCAGAGATTATCTTCGACAGTTTGAAGATGTTTCTGGCAAAAAAATCTATGGTAATTCAAGATTTGAATATGCATTCATTGCTGATCAATATAAAGGTATGATCGAATGGGATTTAGAAAAAATATCAATTGCAATTCTAGATATTGAGGTTGGTTCAGAAAACGGTTTCCCTGATCCTTATGAAGCAAATGAACCTGTCACCGCTATTTCTGTCAAGTATGTGAATGGAGATATTTACGTCTTTGGTTGTGGTGATTATAAAGTAAACGGTGAAGAACGATACACGAAATGTGTAGATGAATATAATCTTCTAAAGTTCTTTTTGAAATTGTGGGAACAGAAATGCCCAGATATTCTAACAGGCTGGAACACTAAGTTCTTTGACATTCCTTACCTTGTCAATCGCATGAGGAAAATTCTAGGTCCTGATGAAACAAAAAAGCTTTCACCTTGGAACATGATTTCTGAACGAGAAGCATATGTCATGAATCGAAAAATGACTGTGTATGAATTGGTTGGCATTGGTGATTTTGATTATCTTGAACTATATAAGTGGTATTCGCCCAGCGGCAAATCACAAGAATCGTATCGTCTAGATAATATTGCAAACGTAGAAATTGGTGAAAAGAAACTTGATTATTCAGAGTACGAATCTCTACATCAACTCTACCGACTGGATTTTCAAAAATTTATCGAATATAATATTAAAGACGTAGAACTTATTTTAAAGCTCGATGATAAACTGAAGTTACTTGAACTAGGTATTACTCTTGCGTATGATACGAAGTGCAACTATGATGATGTGTTTGCACAAACGAGAATGTGGGACGCACTGACATATAATCATCTTCTTGAAAATAAAATTATAGTTCCGCCAAGAGTGATCAAAGAAAAAGATGCTGCATTTGAAGGCGCTTATGTAAAAGAGCCTCAAGTTGGAATGCATGAATGGGTGGCATCATTTGACCTTAACAGTCTTTACCCACACCTCATGATGCAATATAATATTTCACCCGAGACTCTCATCGAGCCAGAAAAATACACCAAAGAAATGAGAGATGTTTTATCTCAAGGTGTTTCTGTCGATAAACTTTTGCATAAAAAAATCGATACATCAAGTTTGGAAAATGTGACTTTGACTCCGAATGGGCAATTTTTTAGAACTGATTTTCAGGGCTTTCTACCAAAAATGATGGAAGAAATGTACGAAGACAGGAAAAAATTTAAGAAGCTAATGTTGACCGCCAAACAGGAGAAAGAAAAAGAAACAAATGAAAGCAAAAAATATGAGATTGAAAAGCGTATTGCTCGATACAACAATCTACAACTTGCAAAAAAAGTTTCTCTAAACTCCGCTTATGGTGCTTTGGGTAGTCAGTATTTTCGATTCTACGATTTGCGAATGGCCCTCGGTGTTACAACTGCTGGGCAATTAAGTATTCGTTGGATCGAAAAAAAGATGAATGAATACATGAACAATCTGTTGAAGACGGATAAAGATTTCATAATTGCTTCCGATACTGATTCAATTTATTTAAGATTGTCAGAACTTGTGTATAAAGTTTATGGTGCTGAAAACAAGATTGAATTGCCCAAAAGCAAAGTCATAGAGTTTATGGATCGTGTATGTGAACAAAAGATTCAGCCCTTTATCGATAAATCATATGAAGAATTGGCACATTACGTTCATGCATATGCACAAAAAATGCAAATGAAGCGCGAAGCTTTGGCAGACAAAGGTATCTGGACGGCAAAGAAACGTTACATTATGCATGTGTACAATAATGAAGGTGTACAGTATTCTGAACCTGACATGAAAGTGATGGGTCTAGAAATGATTAAATCTTCCACACCCGCACCTGTGCGTGGTAAAATGAAAGAGGCTTTACAGATAATGATGAAAGGTAAAGAAAGTGATATTCACCTTTTCATTGAGAACTTTAGAAAATATTTTAAAACATTGCCACCAGAAGATATTTCATTTCCTAGAGGTATAAATGGTTTAAAGGAGTATCACAACAAAACCACAATTTATTCAAAAGGTACACCAATTCATGTTAAAGGTGCATTACTATATAATAAGTACCTCGAAGAAAAATCACTCACAAAAAAATATCCGCTTATACAAGAAGGTGAAAAAATAAAGTTTGCCTATTTAAAACAGCCAAACCCAATTAAAGACACCGTAATTTCTTTCCCAAGTATATTACCACCCGAATTCAATCTTCAAACTTTCATTGATTATGATATGCAATTTGAAAAAACATTTTTAGATCCAATTAAAGTTGTGTTAGAATGTATGGGTTGGTCTACACATAAAACCGTTTCATTATTTGACTAAGGGCACAAAATGAGTATTCTTGAAAAAATTAAGAAAAATTCTAGCATTAAAGAATCTGCTATTCTTTCTAAGTCAAAATTTTTTACACAGAAAGATATGATTCCCACTTCAATTCCAATTATCAACGTGGCTTTGAGTGGGCGTCTTGATGGTGGGCTAACACCTGGGCTAACAATGTGGGCAGGTCCATCAAAACATTTCAAGACGGCTTTTAGTTTGTTAATGGCAAAATCTTATTTGGAAAAATATGAAGATTCCGCACTATTGTATTATGATTCAGAATTCGGTACGCCTCAATCATATTTCGACACTTTTGGTATCAATACTGATAGAGTTCTGCATACTCCCATCACAGATATTGAACAATTGAAATTTGATATTATGAATCAACTTCAAAATTTGGAACGAGGTGAACATCTAATTATCGTTGTCGATTCAATCGGCAATCTTGCTTCGAAGAAAGAAGTTGAAGATGCTTTAGAACAAAAGTCTGTTGCAGACATGAGTAGGGCAAAACAAATCAAATCTCTTTTTCGTATGGTAACTCCTCATCTTACAATGAAGGATATTCCAATGGTTGTTGTGAACCACACTTACAAAGAAATTGGAATGTTCCCTAAAGATATTGTTGGCGGTGGAACGGGATCATATTATTCGGCTGACAATATTTTCATTATTGGCAGACAACAAGAAAAGGAAGGAACCGAAATTGTCGGATACAATTTTATCATCAACGTCGAGAAATCAAGACATGTTAAAGAAAAATCTAAAATACCTGTTACTGTATCTTTTGATGGTGGTATTAGTAAGTGGTCTGGCCTTTTGGATATCGCACTGGAATCCGGGCATATTATCAAGCCATCAAATGGTTGGTATTCAAAAGTGAACATGGAAACTGGAGAAGTGGAAGACCAAAAATTCCGTGAAAAAGACACAAACACACGAGACTTTTGGATGCCTATTCTAAAACAAGAATCATTTCAAAATTTTATTAAGAGTAAATATCAAGTTGCAGCCGGAGAAATAATTCAGACTGAAGAGGAAGAAAATGCAATTTAAAGAGGGTGTTGATTATAATTACGTAATACCAGAAAATGAAGATACAACAATTGGTATAAAACTATTGACCGGACCTTTTAGGGATGTTGTGTATCAATATGGTAAAGTAAAGTTTGAAAAAAGTGATAATGATGACATTTATCTAGGATTCATTTATAATGTTATAGAGTCACCTTATGAGAAAGATTTTTTGAACGAAAAATTTAAAAATTACATTGGTGATATTCTTGTGGAAATAATGTCACAAAACATTGACAAAGGACTTTTAGATGAGGCTGGAACAAACTATATTGAGGACTCTGATACAAAGTGAAGATTTTCTTAGAAAAGTTTTACCGTTCATCAAAGATGAATATTTCACCGATAGAGTGGAAAAATTCATCTTTAAAGAAATAAGTGAGTATGCGAACCATTACAACACTACTCCGTCCGTAGAAGCTTTGATTCTTTCTTCAAAAGAAAGTAAAAACATTACAGATGAAGAATTTAAGAATTGTGAAGATTATCTTAAAGAAATCGAAAAGCACAATCGAGAACTAGAAAAGCCTAATCAAGAATGGCTAATAGACAAAACGGAAAAATTCTGTCAAGAGAAAGCCATTTACAATGCAGTTCGAAACTCGATCACAATTCTAGAAGGAAAAGATAAAACCAATGACAAAGGATCAATACCAAAATTATTGTCAGATGCTCTTGCTGTAAGTTTTGACAATTCAATCGGGCATGATTATTTGGAGAACTCTGATGAACGTTACGAATTCTATCACCGAAAAGAGGAACGAATCCCGTTCGACCTTGAATTTTTCAACAAGATCACCAAGGGAGGTCTCCCTGCCAAGACACTTAACATTGCTCTTGCTGGGACCGGTGTTGGTAAGTCTCTTTTCATGTGTCATGTTGCCGCTGGTTGTATGTCGCAAGGAAAAAATGTTTTATACATCACCCTTGAAATGGCAGAGGAAAAAATAGCCGAACGTATCGATGCAAATCTTTTGAATGTGTCCATAGACAATCTAATGGAATTACCAAAAGATATATATGATAAGAAAGTGAAACGTGTCAAAGAAATGACAACGGGCAAATTGATTATCAAAGAATATCCAACGGCATCAGCTTCAGCAATACACTTTAGAACACTTCTGAATGAACTCAACCTTAAAAGGAATTTTGTTCCTGATATCATTTTTATTGATTATCTTAACATCTGCTGTTCTTCACGAATTAAAGCGGGAGCGAATGTTAACTCTTATACTTACGTCAAATCTATTGCAGAAGAGTTACGAGGATTGGCTGTCGAGTTTGGGGTGCCAATTGTTTCAGCTACCCAAACAACACGAAGCGGATACACAAACTCAGATCCAGGGCTTGAAGACACCAGTGAAAGTTTTGGTTTGCCGGCTACAGCAGACCTGATGTTTGCTTTGATTTCGTCGGAAGAACTTGAGACCCTTAATCAAATCATGGTTAAACAATTGAAGAATCGGTATTCTGATCCGACAACACACAAAAGATTTGTTCTTGGTATTGATAGGTCTAAGATGAAGCTATATGATGTTGAACAGGATGCGCAGATGGGTATTGCGGATGCTGGGCAACAATATGTACCGCAGGAAAAGCCGAAAAATAAATTTGGAGGATTCAAAGTATAAATATCTCCATTATTAGGAGATATAAAATGGCTAATTTATCACTTGCAGAAATTAAAAAAAGGTCAACAAGAATACCTATGTTAGTTTCAAAACTAGTCGATAGAACTCCTTTTGAAATTGTAGGATCAAAAACTTTTGTTGCAAATTCTTTGAGAATTTATGATAGGAAAAGTTTAAAAGCATTTTTTATTCCAAAAAAGAAAGATGATAAAGATTTTAAAGAAGCTATTAAATACTTAAATACAAAAGCAACGAGTTCTGATACAATTGTAATATCTGATGGTACAAATGAAGTAAAATTAACACAATTAGTAAAAAATTTTGAATTTGGAGGAAAAGGTGCTGGTGGAGGTCTAATAAAAGAGGAAGCTGCACAGAAAGATTTACAAACAGAAATTGATAATGCAATAAAAGCCAATAAAGGCCCAATAAACATAAAGTGTGGCACTACAATATATAAAAATATTGTGACTGTTGAAAAAACAAGTGGAACACCAAAGTCCGATTTTCATTTAGTAAATTCTGAGGGTGTAGCTGTAATTTGGATATCACATAAAGATGGCTCAACAGCCAGAGACTTCCAACAATGGGGTGGAATATCAGAAAGAAAAGAACCCTCCATTTTCAACCATCCAGAAACACAAAAATTTATAAGTGATTTGAAGAGAGTTTATCCTAATGGATTGCCGCCTGCAACAACAGTTTATCGTTATATTAAGGATACTAATTTAAAATATTTTTCTGTATATGGTAACATGTATGGTAAAACTTTAGGTGAACAAAACGTAACAGTGCTCTTACAAGGTCCTCCGGGTTTAAAAAAAGTCGGAAAAAATTATGAATTAACAGCAAATCATGTACACTTCAATGGAGATTCTGTTGATGGCAACGGTTTTGATCCTGTACTGATGGCGATATATAAAGGAGATAGAAGTGACGCTGGAGTAAAAGGAACTAGAATAGTTATTTCTCCTGTCGGAGGAAGAAAAGGTATAGAATTTAAATAGTCAAACGTTAAGGAATATTATGAAACCCTTGATCACAATCATCACACCAACAACAGGCAATGCGCATCTAGCAAAAGCCGTTCAGTCAGTTGAAAATCAAACATACGAAAATATACAATATCTAGTCGTAGTTGATGGTAAGAATAGGATTGCAAAGACACACGAAGTTTTGTCTGGGCTGTCTTGCAAAAGGTATGAGACTATAATTTTACCAGAGCCCACAGGTTACGATCAATATAATGGGCACAGAATTTATGGTGCAATGACATACATTTCAGAAGGTGAATTTCTTTGCTTTTTAGATGAAGATAATTGGTATGATGATAATCATATTGAATCATTAGTTGACTCTGTGCAAGGAAAAACTTGGGCATATTCACTTAGAAAAATTGTAGATCAGAATAGTACCTATATTTGCAATGATGATTGTGAATCACTCGGTAAAGTTAAATCTATACTCGGTGATCATTTTGTTGATGTTGGCTGTTACTTATTGCCAAAGTTATTAGCTCTTCGTTTTTCACCCGGCTGGTATCGCAGAGCAAGACACCCACAAGAGCAACCTGAAGTTGATAGGTTACTTTCACATCTGCTCTTCACTCAAATGCCACATTCACAAGCAGGTGACAGTGGGCAATACACTTTAAATTATCGCGTTGCGAGCAGAAGCGATTCAGTTCAAGATAATTTCTTTTTAGCTGGAAATGATAAGATGAAAAATATTATGAATGGAGAATACCCATGGAGAAAGATTTAATTATAGGAGCATTCACAAATTATACAGACTATGATGTATTAAAGCCGTGGGTGCAATCAATTAAAGATACAGGTTTTGATGGTGACATTGTACTGTCAGCTATCGATGCTACCGACGCAATTGTTCAAAAACTAGAGTCTGAGGGTTTAAAAATTATAAGGTCTAATAACTCTCAAAAGATGATGGTTCACATGTTGAGGTTTCTTTCAATTTATGATTATCTAAAGAATAACAAAAACAAATATCGTTTTGTGATAACAACAGATGTAAGAGATGTTATTTTCCAAAGCAATCCTATTGAATTTATCAAAACAAAGTTTTATAATATTGGGCTAATTGCTGCGTCTGAAGCCATTAAAATAAAAGATGAAAAATGGAATCGGGAAAACATCATTAAAAATTTTGGACCTTACTTTTACAATGATGTTTGCGAAAGAGAAGTTTTAAATGTGGGGCTAATTGCAGGAAAAGCCGAGTTGGTAAAAGACCTTTGTTTCACGCTTTTTCAAATGTCACTGAATCGCCCAGATTGGGTAGCGGATCAAGCCGCATATAACATGATACTTTCATTTGAACCTTGGAAAACAAAGTGTGCCATTTTAAAATTGAGAGATGCGTGGGCACTCAATGCCCACGTTACAAATAAACCCGATCAAATGGAAGAATTTGGCCCATATTTATTAGAAGACCGCCCCTATATGAATGAGAATGGTAAAGTTGTAAACTCAGAAGGAAAACCTTTTGTTATTGTACATCAATATGATAGAATTCCAGAATGGATGGAATATTTCTCTAAAAAATATGGAATAAAAATTACAAAAGATACAAATACTGGCACATCACCTAAATACTTCCTATATAAATCGTAATTTTATAAATATGAGGTTTTGAAATGAGCAAAATCACTTTAGTTACCGCTTTTTATGATATTGGGCGCGGTGACTGGTCAACTAATGTCCACAAAAATGGTGGGCCACTTCCGCATTATCTTCAACGTTCTGTTGACAAATACATTGAACACTTCACAAGAATGTGTGAAATCGACACCGAGATAATCGTCTACACTTCACCTGATCTGGCTGAAAAACTTTCAAATATTTCCTCAAATGTCAAAGTTGTGGCATATGATTATGAAAATGAACAAAAAGAATTGAGAGAAAAAATTCAGTCAATTCAAAGTTCACCAGAATTCACAAGAAGAATTAATCCTTATCAAGTTCGAAATCCAGAATATTGGTCAAAAGATTATGTCGGAGTTACTTCCCTTAAAGCTTTTTATGTACATGATGCTTTTGAAAAACGGCTAATAACAAATAATTGGGCAGCATGGATTGATTTTGGTTATTGTAGAGATGATGAGCATATTCCTAAATCTAAAAAATGGAAATATGATTTTACTCCAGGGAAAATGCATTTCTTTAACTATAGGGAACCTGTATTATCAAGAGCGATGGAGCAAATTCAAACTGCTGTGTTAAACAACATTGTTTATATTATTGGTGGTGTTTTTGTTGGCGAAAAAGAACAGTGGTGTATGCTCAAAACTCACATGCAAAAATCTCTAAACACACTCTTTGAAAATAATTTAGTCGATGATGATCAGGGGCTTTTACTCATGTCTTATTTCAGGAATCCTGAAAAATATGAACTTCACAAAATGCCTTTAGAAGGAGACATAGAGCAAGTTCGATCTATACTAGTAAAATTTAATAAGGAAGTTTAAATGGAAAAAATATATGATTCTTTAGTTGGAGACAATGAAACACCAATAAAATTCGAATATGTACCTCATCTTTTCCCTAATATAAAATATTTAAAATTTAAAAATCATAGCTTTCCATGGAGCATAGTACCAAAGGAATTCTCATTTTTGTATGAAACAATCGTAGGTAATAATTTAAAAAAAGGATTTGAAGCATGTACAGGTATAGGTATGAGTGCTTTAGCCGCAGGCATGGCAATGAAAATTACAGAAGGAAAAATTGTAACAATTGATTCGTATATAGAAGAAAGATTGAATACATATATCTATGATTCAAATTTAAGACTTGAAAAAATTATTGAAAGTGATGGATATAAAAATATTCAATATTTAATAAAAAAACATTCCTTACAAAATAATCTTATTGCAGAAGTTGGTTGGTCACCGGAGGACATACCTTCTTTAATTGAAAAAAATTACAATGAACCATTAGACTATGTTTTTATTGATAGTGCGCACAATGAAGAACAACTAATGAAAGAGATTATAGCATTAACACCTTACTCTGATAAAAACACCCACTGGCTATTTCATGATATTATACCGACACTATGGACCACAAAAATTCAAAATTATTGTATTCAAAATTTCAACAAAAGAATGAGAATAGTTTTACCTGAATCGATGGGATGTAGCAATTTAGGTATTTTAGAATAAAAGGTTTTTTATGAACAAATTGATTATATTCGATCTTGATGGTGTTTTAATTGATTCTAGAGAATTACATTATGACGCATTAAATAAAGCTCTCGAAAAAGTTGATCCGAAATATGTAATTTCTAGAGATGAACATCTTAGCCTTTATGATGGGCTGAACACAACAAAAAAACTTAAAATGTTGACGGAAAGAAAAGGACTACCAGTCTCTTCTTATGATAAAGTTTGGGTAGATAAACAGGAAGCAACATTTAATTTAGTTCGTGGGTTTATGCCTAATTATTTCTTGTCAGCCCTTTTTTCAGACATTAAGAAAAGAGGGTACAAAATTGCCGTTGCGTCAAACTCTATTCGTGAAACCGTAAAACTATCATTACTAAGTATAGGAGTTCTTGACTCTGTAGATTATTACGTCAGTAATGAAGATGTATCACGAACAAAACCCTATCCAGAAATGTACTGGAAGTGTATGACTGCGTTAAATGCTCTACCTAAAAATACGATTATAATCGAAGACAGCCATATTGGTAGACAAGGTGCAATGGATTCTGGGGCGCATTTACTACCAGTTGAAAATTCAAATGAAGTAAATTCAGATAGATTTTTAAAAAGGTTAACAGATATGATGGAGACAATTGAAGGAAAAAGTAAAAAATCATTACCTTGGAGAGATAGTAAACTTAATGTACTTATTCCAATGGCAGGAGCAGGATCAAGATTTGCATCTGCTGGCTATACCTTTCCAAAACCTCTAATCGATGTTCGCGGAAAACCAATGATTCAAGTTGTAGTTGAGAACCTAAACATTGAGGCCAATTATATTTTTATTGTACAAAAAGAACATTACGAAAAATATAATTTAAAATATTTGCTCAATGTTATTGCACCAGATTGTAAAATTGTTCAAGTTGACGGTTTGACAGAAGGAGCCGCATGTACAACTTTGCTCGCAAAAGAATTTATCGATAATGATTCTCCTTTGGTAATGGCCAATTCAGATCAATTTGTGGAGTGGAACTCAAATGAATGTTTATACGCTTTTACTGCTGACTCTATCGATGGAGGAATCATCACCTTTGAATCGACGCATCCAAAATGGTCATATGCAAAACTTGGGCAAGATGGGTTTGTTTCTGAGGTCGCTGAAAAACGGCCTATTAGTAATTTGGCAACTGTTGGCATTTATTATTGGAGGCATGGTTCTGATTATGTTCGCTATGCTGAACAAATGATCCAAAAAAATGTCCGTGTCAATAATGAATTTTATGTTTGCCCAGTATTTAATGAAGCAATTGAAGAAGGTAAAAAAATACGTGTAAAAAATATTGATCGTATGTGGGGCATCGGCACACCGGAAGATTTAAACTATTTTTTAGATAATCATAAGGAATAAAAAATGAAATATTATTTTGATGTAGGTGCTCATTGGGGGCAAGATTCCTTACACATTGCAAGAGATAATTCTGATGTTACTGTGTATGCATTTGAACCTACTCCAGAATTGTCTCAAATGTTAAAAGATAATTCCAGAAACTTTTGTGAAAGATATAAAGTTTTTGACTGTGCAATTTCTGATTATGACGGTGAATCTGACTTTCATTTAGTAAAAGGTGATACAGGAAGCGCATCATTAAATACTTTTGCAGACGATTTAGATAAATCATGGCCAGGTAGAACAGATTTTGTTGTCAGGGGCACTATAAAGGTCAAAGTGTATCGTCTTGATACATGGATTAATCTTTTTGCACCACATATCACTGAAATAGAACACTTGCATATTGATGCACAAGGTTCGGATCTATCAGTTTTAAAAAGCATGGGTGAAAAACTTAAAATTGTTAAAAGCGGTGTAATCGAGGTACCACAAGCCGCAGAATTAAGGCTTTATAAAGGTCAACATACAAAAGAAGAATCACTACAATTTTTATCTGAAAACGGTTTTAAAATTAGTAATATTGTTTCGCAAGTGAATGAAGACAATATTTTCTTCGAGAGAAACCAATGAATGTGGCTATTGTTTTAACTGGGCACATGAGATGTTGGAAACAAGTTTATCCAAATTTCAAACATAGCCTTATTGATAAGTACAACCCTGATATTTTCATTGAAACGTGGGAAGATGAGGCATATTGGGATCCACATAGTCAACATGGAATAGTTAAAGATGCTCCAAAAGTAAACTTTGATGATCTAAGAAATACTTACAGACCGATTGCAATAAGATATGACTCATATGAAAAGTATCAAACTTTATTCGAAGAAAGATCAAAGCAATATTCAAACTTCTATCATGTTCCTAAAAACATCATATCAATGTTGTTTAAATTGGGAAGAGGAATTTTAATGTTAGAGGATTATATGTTTCTAACGGGCAAAACCTATGATCTTGTTATAAGAATGCGCCCAGATTTGATTTTTAATGAACCTCTTCCCGAATTTAATTCAAACAAATTTTATACATTAGGTTATAGGAACCATATGGGGCAAGGAACCTCAGATATGATTCAAGTGGGAAATTTTTTCACTATAGGGTTATTTTCAAAATTACTACACCATCTTCCTCAGATTTATAGAGAAACCGGATTACTTTGCCCACATGTCGTATCAGAACATTTTATAAGAAGATTAGGATTTCCATGGGAAGAATTCATGATTAATAAAACTATCATGCATACCCCTCTCGGTGAATATAAACCAAAGGAAATGTATCAGAAGTAAAATGAAAAGAATAGCACTACTTGCAGCAGGAATTCCAAATTTCAAATTTACAATTAATGAATTTTTTCATAGAGTAGTATTTACGGATCATGAATGTCAATTTGATATCTATTTTTGTTTTTGGAAAAATAGATCAAAAAAAGATCAGATGGGTTTTATAAATGATAATGATACTTTCAATGAAGAACTGTTTTTAAAAATATTACCTAAAAATTTTAAATTGAAAAAAGTGGTTTTTGTAGAAGAATCTGGTGTTATTTCAAGAGAACTAATAAATGATGTTTTTTTCCAAACTGTTATTAATAATATAAAACAATTAGAACAAAATTACGAATGGGCAGTAAGATTCTTTGATTCGACTCTAAAACAATTTTTAGCCTTAAAATATGTTTTTAATTTGTGTGAACTTTCTGGCAATAATTATGATTACTATATGAGGTTTAGAGTGGATGGCGTAACAAACTACAAAATAGATTTTAATAATTATCGTGAATGGATGGATAAATCTGTGTTTTTACCTTCAAATAATAGATATTGTTTAGGTAAACCAGAAATTCCTGTAAACGATCAATTAGCTATCTCAGACTATGAAGGAATGAAAGTTTATTGTTCACTTTTTGATGAAATAGAAGACTATGTATTAAAAGAGAATGTTTTATTTCATCAAGAAACATTACTTTCATATCACTTGTTTAAAAACAATTTAAAAGTTCAAGAACTATTTTTAGAACACTATTTAATAAAAGACTAAAATGAAAATAATATCACATAGAGGCTTACTAAATGGGCCGGACAAAAATCTAGAAAACACTCCCGATCAAATTGAAAAAGTTCTAAAACAAGGTTATGATTGTGAAATAGACGTTT